GTGCTAAAATTTTTTAGCAGTTTTCACTTTGATGACTATGTATGCAAAATCTATGTAAGTGCTCATTCTAATTTTCAAAACCCATTCGAAGCCACTGCATTTGGTTTTGACGATGGTGAGTGTAAGAAAATGCTTACCGCAGCTCATGTTGTTACTAACGCTCTTAACCGGATATATCCAACTAATAATACCGTCCAATTATTCGTCAAATTTGAAAACCATCACGGACTAGTAAAATCAACGCCTATCTTAGTCGATTTTATTCTCAACGACTGTAATGATGTAAATAACTATAACAACCCTGACCCTTTTGTAGATAGCGCAGAATTAGTATTAAATAGAGATGATATCCATCCTATATCAAATTTCTTTAAAAAAACCTCAATTACACAAAAAACTGCTGCCTTCGGATTAGGGTTTCCTTTAGGAAAGTCTCAACTTAATCAAATGCAAGGTATAGTTTCTCAACCTTTCAATAAGAATTGTACTAAACATTCAAATGGGGGGTGTATTACATCTCGTCTAATGGTGAATCATAATAGCTATCCTGGATGCTCTGGCGGGCCCTATATTATAATTGATAACAAAGAGCCTTTTGTAATTGGTAGTTTAATTGGAATAGTGACTGGCAGCACCCCATCAATCAATCCATATAACGCTATCCAATCGGCAAATGATTTTTAGAAAAGTTTGTTTTTTCGCATCAACTTCAATATACTTTAAATATGACAATTTCAATAATGGCTTCAATTCAATATTAAGCTTTTGGGGGAAATTAGAAGCCAGTTTCACCAGATATAGATATATGGGGCTTCTCATCAGTTTTATGAAATAAATCAGCACAAGGCAGAACGTTTTCATCGTTTTGCCATACTTTCCATAAAGCGTCGATTGGGGTTTGACCGGATGTAATTCATTTCTTATCTCAATGCACTTAGATGTATTGTGAAAACCAATCAGATTCTAACTCCACTGTAACGTCTGTTCTTCGCTCACACCAGACCTAATGGCCTTGCTTGGGTCTGCTCCGTGCCAGAAGCGGACATTTGTCATGCCCGCCAATTGTACCTTATTTCATATTAATAGATTGCGAATAACGTATTGATAAATTTAAATGTTACCGTATTCCAAGAAACCCTTTCAGTTTATTGATCTCAATGTCAATAATATCTATTTGGTCTAAAACATCTTTTCTTATCCCCATTAAAATATTTAAACAATCATCTCTATCAGTATAATCCCACGAGGGAAATATTCTGGCCTTATATTTTTTATATCCACTGGTATGTTTTTTTGCAATTTGACCCTCTGCATCATTAATAATTTTAATTATTTTTTTAAATGAAGTAGATACAACAGAATTAGCTTCATTCATTATTCCTGCTTTTTGTATGGCTATTCTCATTTCCCTGAGGGATAAAAGCATTTCCTCTGGTTCTTCTAAAATTTTATCAGCAGTGAATACTCTTCTATCTAATTCATTTCTGGCCACAAGAATACTATTAAGCATAGCCTCATGTCGTGCTTTTCCATCTTGGTAGAGACGAGGCATTGCTTTAATAAGTTCTGCTTCTGCTTGAGCCAGTTTATTCTGATTTTTCGAAAGCAGTTCAGCTAGGGAATCAAAGTCCAATATGTTATTTGTTGTGACGTTTAGATTTGGGCATTGTGCTGTGATAGTGTATTTCTTCTGCTTTCTTGATGTAATGAAAAAATATAGCACACCAATTTCATTGTTAACTTTATTTTCGCGAATTCTATCTATTGTTTTATTAATTTTTGAATTGGTTTTTGTATGTGTTATCTGGAGCCCGAGTCTATTTACTTTATCGATAGCATCTATTCCTGGATAATTTGCTGAGATTTCCGATGTGCAGATAAAATCACTATCATTCAGAATATTTACTAAATTACTTATCAACTCCTCTGAACTTACATTAGCGTCCTGTAAATTCGCTTTAGAATTGAAACGAAGATAGTAGTTAAGTACAGCAAGTCCAAAAGCTACATTTTCTTGTGTTGTTTTTTTATGTAACATGCAACCACCTTATTTATTAGCACGAAAGACCTATTTAAAATCATAACTACTAGATATAACTTAAAAGACCTTACGTAAGCAAGACCATTCCATACTTATTTTACGTTAAGAAAGCAAATAATCGAACCTTATATTTACAATATATGTTATACGCGTCTCATGACGTCCGCCTTTCGCTCAAAGCGAACAGTTTGGTTCTTTTTCATGTGTGGTGAGAAGTTCAAGGTGGCGTTGGGACGCTTAAATTTTCACAACGCAACTTTGCTCCATCCTTTGCCGCGATCGTCATGATAACGATCGGTTTGTTGTTGCGTTTTATGACCAAGTAGTTTTTGTGTGTCTAACCCCTGTTCTTTGTACAGACGTTCAGATAAAGACCTTTGTTCATGGAATGTTGCGGGTGAGCCATCACCCCAGTCAATTCCTGCAAAATCCCTCGCTTTACTGAAATTCATCGTCAATGTATTGGATTTAACCTGTGCGCCACGTTCAGCCTGTGAAGTCGTACGGAAAAAATGTACAAGGTATGGGCTGACTGCATAGTCACGGCAGCGGGATACTACATCGCGTAAACTCCAGTTAATCGCATTGAGGCGAAGAGAAAGCGGGATGGCGATTTTGCTCCCGGTCTTTTCCTGAATGACGTGAAGATGATCATCCCAAATATCGCTAAATTTCATACGCGAAATATCACCTAACCGCTGGCCAGTAACCAGTGCTAACAGCATGGCATTTCCCATATAACGATGACTGGCATCTGCGATATCAAAGATTTTTTGCCATTCTTCCAGGCTGAGGCGTTGACGGGTAATTTTCCTTCTGGGTTGCTTCGTCGCAAGAGCAGGGTTATACCCTGGCGGAACTTCGCCATAGTGCTGTGCTTCCTTAAACACATCAATCAATACAGACCTTACAACTTGGGCCATTCTCGGTTGCCCGGCAGCGATATACTCGTCAAGCAATTGTGCTATATCCCTGACATCAACAGCTGAAATCAATTTCATTCCTGCTCGTTCCCTGAGCAAGGATACTGGTTTGGCTTTCTGCTTATAGGTGTTGAGTCTTATATCACCACTTTTCAGCCTGTCATCCTGGATGGCCTGGTAGCGGTCTAACCATGTTGATGTTGTTATCGCTTTTCCTTTGCTGGTTGCGATCCTGTCACTGATAGCCAGAATCTGCCGGGTTCTTTGCTCAGCCAGGCGTGTATTGGCCTCAGTGGCAATAGCAATGGCTTCAGCTTCGTTTGTGCCCAAAGAATGAAACTTCCCGGTCACTGGATGCTTATATCGCCAATAGACTTTATTTACTTTTCTGCTATAGAGCGGATACAAGTTCGGGACTGAAACATTATTTTTACGTGGTCTGGCTGCCATTACTTAAAATCCTTTGTAGAATAATAGAATCACTTTTCTTGATGACAGGAGTAACTAATTCCCCAACTAACTCTGCGTCCTCACGCACTCGCCATAGTCGACCTTGTTTCATTGCCGGTGGACAAAATAAATTCTGCTTAGCATAACGACGCAATGTGGACACACTTGGAGGATTACTTCTGTATTTTTCCGTAGCCCATTCCTCAAGTGTCAGCATTTGAAGCATTTTTGATAACCTCATTTCTTTTGCTACAAAACTATTTCACTAGTTAATTTCGCTGTCTGGATTGTTTATGTATCTTATGTAGCTCTTTAAAGCGTTCCATAAACATCCCGTAGGCATGGCCCGGTGCCAGTGGAATCACGTTGAACATCTCTGTTGCCGGGATGCCTTCCAGTACAGGCCAGAAAGAGCCATCATCAAGCCCGAGATCGCGGCGTTCGGTTGCCAGCATGATGAGATCGGCATATTTCACGGGCGTGCTCATAACCGGGGGTAACCCGTATTTCTCACGGATTACGGCATCTATTTTTTCTTCCATCCGTTTATAGTCAGGAAGAAGGTGTTTCAGTGGAGCGGGGATGTCCTGGCAATAAGCTTCTGTTGCATCATGCATTAATGCTTCAAAAGCAAATTCCTGTGGCACCAGCTGGCTGCAAAGCACCGCATGCTGGGCGACACTGTAGAAGTGTGAAAGATGTCCTGCAAAGCGACAGATATTTGAAAGGGAAACCGCGATATCGTTAATCACGATGTCGTCTTTATTTATCTTGTCATAATAAAAATGCTTCCCGGAAAAAGTTTTAATAAATGACATTTTGTTCTCCACGTTATTTGCGCTGCACCGCACTGAATTTTGGTAAAAAGAAGCCCTTACCATCCGGCGATTATTGAGTTAATTACGTCTCCATAAATGCCCCCGCAGGGGCATTTGCAGTAATGAAATCAGGCGGTGAAAGTACCAATAAAGGTTTCTACTTTGCTGTCTTTGAATTTCTCAACAAGCAGATCACGAAATTCGTTAGCCATTTCTTCCTGCACTGCTTCCAGCTGAATAATGCGCAGAACCAGTACAGGACGATCGCCAGTGATAATGCTGAGACGTAATTTAAACGGACGTTCTTTCAGACCTTCAAACGGAACGCATTTAAATTCAAATGCCACTGGCATAATATCTTTGGTCTTCGCTTCGACAGACTCCATCAGGGAGCGTTTGCCGCTGAAGTCATTATCTTCAAAATCAGCGGTCTGGTTTGCTTCAATCGTGATTTTACGGACAGCCGCAGCCGCTTTTGTTGCCTGAATAGCGTCACCATTAGCATCAAAGCCCACAAGGTAGTCGGCCCAGTCTTCAATCCATTCTGCCAGTGACTTCTGGGAGTTACGCTCGCCGTTAACAGACAACAGAGCAGAGAACGGTGCTGCCTTTTTCAGTTTGAGAGTGGCGGTGTTATCTGCGTGACCTGGTTCATCAATAGTGCCCAGGTTAAGCACACTGATGGCACGCATATTATCAGCATCGATAAAGCAGCGGGTGCCTTCATCTGCAAGATCTTTAGAATAACGGGTAAAGTCATCGATGCTTGCAGTGGAAAGCGCACCTCGGAAACGGAAGCGATTTAAATTAAATTTTTCCAGATCATGAATGCGGAAATTCTCAGGCAATGCCACAGCATCGGCACCAATCTTACTGATAATTTCATTAACACCCTGAGCAGAAATAAGGGCATGGATTTGATTAATTGCGGTTGCGTCTAAGTTCTGAGACATAATAAGTCCTCACTATATAAAGATATTCAGTGATGAGATAAATAATCAGTTTATTAAAAACGATATTAACGACCTGCTGCGCGGAGTTTTCCGTCAGGTTCACCGGCAAGAGTCAGTAATTGTCCCTGGTCTTCCTGCAGAATAGTCAGGCGACCACCGCGATTGACATACATCGGCGTTTCGGTGGTGTCTTCTTCGGAAATTTTCCCGCGGTTAGTCGGGCGAACATATGAGAGTTTGTGTTTGATTTTCACACGGTTCTCATCAAATGGTTCGATTTCCAGGTTGAGTGAGACTTTCCCTTTGGTTTTTGTGTTCATCACACCGGAAGCGACTTCACTGAGAACAGCGCCGATTTTGGTTTCAAATATGCCGCCGTCCAGCTCCCCGATAAATGCCTGCACATCAGTACTGCGTTCGCTAGCCATTTTGCTGCTCCTCATCATATCGACCCTGCAAGGTCGGTTGGTTTCTCCACAAAACAGAGAAGAACACCTGCGGTGGCAGCCGCCCGGATGGATTGGGTTATGAGCCCGTCGTCCGGTGATACTCTTCTCTGTTTTGTAAAAAGGACGGTACCAGCCGGAAGCAAGGGTACAAGCTGGTACCGCCAAGACTACACACAGCAATGAAACTATTGCCTGTCTTTTCACCACTTCAGGCTCGGTGGTATGCTGGAGTTCTCACACAGCCAGCAAGGAAATCTAATGAACCAGTTTTATGTTCACGTTCGTCTGTTTGAAGCAACAGCCGAACAGACCAAAAAATTTGAAGAATTAATGCTTAACTTTCTGTACCAGAAAACAATCAAAGAGTCTGACGATAGCTGCTGCAGACTGATTCCAGAGGGATATATCCTCAAAAGCACAATGAACTGCCAACAAATCCTTGATCAAACTTTTTCCATTGCTAACAGTGCTGGTGTTGACGCAAATATATTTGTCTGCAAATTTGAACAAAGCGCATGCTTACTTCCGTCTGCTTCCTTAGTTGGCAACGATTTTGTTCATCACGATCTTACGCCTAAGCCCATCAAGCTCGATTCTTAATGCCTTAACCATTGTGTCGTGATAAACACGGCTAACCCTCTCTCCATTGCATGGCAGTGGGGTGATCGTGTTAGCCATGAAATTCATGAACTTGGTTCGATCAGGGTCTTGCGCCCCGCAAGTCTTTAATGCCTGTTTTGCTAACAAAATACGGGCCTCAGTGCCTGCATTTGGCTCTATCTGCTGCAAACGTTTAGCGTCTTCCAGCAACAATGCGATCACATGCTTCAAATCCTGCTCATTCATCTATTCTCTCCACTGAAATCATCCGCTAACGAATCATCCCGGTCTTCGTACGTACCGGGCGGGCTACTTCGTGCGCGTCCTGCCTGTTCGTTATCTTTGACATAAAATCTAACTTAACTTAGTTATTATGGCAAGAGAAAACACCAAACTTTTCTTAGTTCGGTGCCTTAGTTAGAAAAGAGAGGTCTTAGAGTTCGTATTGAACTCCTTTGACTACACCAATGATAAGGCAATTACCATTGATAGGGATGTTGGGATACCGAGGATTTAATGGCACTAAAAACTTTTGAGGGCCATCGATGACTAATTTTTTTACTGTAGCTTCGTTTGTTCCATCAAGTCGAGCGATGACTATTTTTCCATGACGAGGTTCTGCATCTGGATCTACAATCACTGTTGCGCCTTCTGGTATTGTTGGGAGGCCATTAGGGTTAGTCATGGAGTCACCTTTAACCTCTAATGCAAATGAGTTATCACCAATCTTTAATGATGTATCTACCCACTTGTCCACTTCACTAAACACTTCTGCTGCCCTGCACTCAGTAAACTGCCCAGCCTGAACCCACGATATTACAGGAACTCTGCGCATGTTTGTGACGAGTTTGCCTTCAAACTCAGCACCATAAAGAATGTAATCTATTGACGTATTGAAGAACTTCGCTAATTTCGAAAGTGCCTCCCCACCAGGGGTATTGATGTCTTTCTCCCAGTACCCCACAGCAACGTCGCTTACTCCACAAAATTTACCCAATTCTTTCTGGGACGTTCTGGTTACTCTTCTCAGAGCTTTTATACGCTGACCAACCGTTTCCATAGGAGCACCATTTCTTTAATTACTAAGTAATCTTAGTTTTTGTTGACCAAAGATAGATTTGTAATTAGCATCTAATAAAACTTAGTTTGGAGGGCGTATGACAACTGACGATATCGAAAGCTACTTCGGCAGTATTGAGAAAGTTGCTGCTTTTTTCGGCATAACAACTGAAGCCGTTTATCAGTGGCGAAACCGTCCGGGCCAGTTAATTCCAAAAGGACGTGCAGCAGAAGCTGCATATAGAACTTGCGGACGGTTGCCATTTAAACCTGAGCTTTATGAAAAATCTAATGGATAAATCGATTAACAGAAACCACAGAACGATGAGGCTAACCGTGGGTAAGCATCACTGGAAAGTAGAAAAACAGCCTGAGTGGTACGTGAAAGCTGTCAGAAAAACTATCGCAGCGTTGCCGGGTGGTTACGCTGAAGCAGCTGACTGGCTGGATGTAACAGAGAACGCATTATTTAACCGCCTTCGTGCAGATGGCGATCAGATTTTCCCGCTGGGATGGGCAATGATTTTGCAACGTGCTGGTGGAACTCACTTCATTGCTGACGCTGTGGCGCAGTCTGCAAATGGCGTCTTTGTGTCTCTTCCTGACGTCGAGGATGTGGACAACGCCGATATTAACCAGCGCCTGCTGGAAGTCATTGAACAGATCGGCAGTTATTCAAAACAGATTCGTTCAGCAATTGAAGACGGTGTAGTGGAACCGCATGAGAAGACAGCAATTAACGACGAGCTGTATCTCTCAATTTCGAAGCTGCAGGAGCATGCAGCACTTGTCTACAAAATTTTTTGCATTTCAGAAAGTAATGACGCCCGCGAGTGTGCAGCTCCGGGCGTCGTGGCGTCGATTGCTTCTGGTTGTGGAGAAACTAACGCATGAACAGTTTAACAACACACTACCGTCGCTCGCAACTGATTGCGCTTCCTGTACCGGGTGGAAAAGCGAAGGTGGAATATTGCTATGCAGTGAATGTACCAGGTGACAGGGAAATTGTAACCCACAGCTTTGCAGAGTGGGCTGTGGGTGATTTCAACCGGCAGAAGGAGACAGTCCTTTGCGACAAGTTAACCGCTGGTTCAAAGATCACTACGGAGTGCCCGTCAGAGTCATTCGTTGGGAGCCGGAAACACAACGGGTTATCTACCTCCGCGAAGGTTATGAGCATGAATGCTTCAGTCCGCTCGAACAGTTTCGTCGTAAATTCAGGGAAATAGAGGTCGGTCATGAGTACTAAATTAACCGGCTATGTATGGGATGGTTGCGCTGCATCAGGCATGAAGTTATCCAGCGTGGCAATTATGGCCCGCCTGGCTGATTTCAGTAATGACGAAGGTGTGTGCTGGCCATCAATTGAAACCATTGCCCGCCAGATTGGCGCGGGGATGAGTACCGTCAGAACGGCTATCGCACGGCTGGAAGCAGAAGGCTGGTTAACGCGTAAGGCGCGTCGCCAGGGTAACCGCAATGCGTCGAATGTTTATCAGCTTAACGTTGCGAAGCTTCAGGCAGCGGCATTTTCTCAACTGTCAGATTCTGACCCGTCAAAATCTGACGCATCAAAATCTGACCCGTCAAAATTTGATGCGTCGAAATCTGGCAAAAAAGCGGGTTTTCACCCGTCAGAATCTGGCGGGGATCCGTCAGTAAAATCAAAACATGATCCGTCAGATAAAAAAACTTCTCGTCCGGACGCTTCGCAACCGGACACGCAGACGGATGAACAGGATTTTTTAACTCGCCATCCTGATGCGGTTGTATTCAGCCCTAAAAAGCGTCAGTGGGGAACGCAGGATGATTTGACCTGCGCACAGTGGCTCTGGAAAAAAATCATCGCCCTGTACGAGCAGGCCGCCGAATGTGACGGCGAGGTGATTCGTCCCAAAGAACCGAACTGGACAGCCTGGGCAAACGAAATTCGCCTGATGTGTGTGCAGGATGGTCGTACTCACAAACAAATCTGCGAGATGTACAGCCGCGTCAGCCGCGATCCGTTCTGGTGCCGTAACGTGCTCAGCCCGTCGAAGTTGCGGGAAAAATGGGATGAGCTTTCCCTGCGCTTATCGCCGTCCGTCAGCACGCACACAGAAAAACGTGAAGACCCGTACTTCAAAGCCAGTTACGACAATGTGGACTACAGCCAGATCCCGGCAGGATTCAGGGGGTGATTATGAGTCTTTTGAATGAAGTTCAGAAATTCATTGAAGCCCATCCAGGGGGTACTTCCGGAGACATTGCTGATGCTTTTGCAGGTTACTCACGGCAGCGCGTTCTGCAGTCAGCAAGCAAGTTACGTCAGAGTGGGCGTGTGGCTCACCGTTGTGAAGGGGATACACGCAGACATTTCCCGCGCCAGACAAAGATATCTCCGGAGGCGGAACGGCAACCAGTTCGTGAAACCAGACCTGTGCGCAATTTCTATGTCGGCACTAACGACCCGCGGGTGATTTTGTGCCTGGCCCGCCAGGCGGAAGAACTGGAGTCCAGGGGCTTATTTCGTCGTGCTGCAACCGTGTGGATGGCGGCATTCCGTGAAAGCCACTCCCAGCCAGAACGAAACAATTTTCTGGCGCGTCGTGAGCGGTGCTTACGGAAAAGCAGCAAGCGCGCTGCATCGGGTGAAGAGTGGTATCTGTCAGGGAATTACGTGGGGGCTTAATGACGACGTTAACTCAATGCCAGCAGCAGGTGCTGGATATGCTGATTTCTTATCAGAAAGAACGTGGCTTCCCACCAACCAATCAGGAGGTGGCAACCATGCTGGGATACCGTTCGGTGAATGCAGCGGTGGAGCATCTTCGTGCGCTGGAGAAAAAAGGCGTCATCACGATAAAGCGTGGCGTGGCCCGGGGGATAACGCTTCATACCGCGGTGAAGGACGACGACAGCGAGGCGGTCGGGATTATCCGCTCACTGCTTGCCGGTGAGGAAAACGCCAGGCTGCGTGCAGCCCACTGGTTACATGAGAGGGGCCTGAAAGTATGAAGCTGATCCTGCCTTTCCCGCCCAGCGTGAACACGTACTGGCGACACCCCAACAAAGGGGCGTTTGCAGGTAAGAGCCTGATAAGCGCGGCGGGGCGCAAATTCCAGAGCGCAGCGTGTGCAGCAATAGTTGAGCAGTTACGTCGTCTGCCAAAACCAACGTCGGCACCTGCTTCAGTGGAGATCGTGTTGTTTCCTCCGGATAACCGGATCCGCGATCTGGACAACTATAACAAGGCGCTGTTTGACGCCCTGACCCACGCGGGTGTGTGGGAAGACGACAGTCAGGTGAAAAGAATGCTGGTGGAGTGGGGACCGGTTATCCCGGAAGGGAAGGTCGAGATCACTATCAGTAAGTACGAGAAAACGGCGGGTGCAGCCGCCTGATCAAGAGGAGAAACGAAGTATGAATAATCTGATGGTCATTGATGGTATTGAAGTTCGTCGTGATGCTTATGGGCGTTACAGCCTGAACGATCTGCATCGCGCAGCAGTAGCATCTGGTGCAAATGCCAGAACCAAGGAGCCGGGAAAGTTTCTTTCCAGCCAACAAACTGTTGAGCTTGTTCATGAATTGACCAACACCCAGAATTTGGGTGTTGACCCGGTGAGTGTGATTCATGGGGGAAATGAACGGGGAACATATGTCTGCAAGGAACTGGTGTATGCCTATGCAATGTGGATCAGCCCGTCATTCCATCTGAAGGTGATCCGTACTTTCGATATGGTAACCAGCGCACCGGAAAAATTATCCGGACAGGCTGCTGACAAGATGCAGGCTGGCGTGATCCTGCTGGACTTTATGCGCCGGGAGTTAAACCTGTCTAACTCTTCAGTGCTTGGTGCCTGTCAGAAACTCCAGGAGGCTGTTGGCTTACCGAATCTGGCACCGCGCTATGCCATTGATGCTCCTGCTGACGCGCCTGATGGCTCAAGCCGCCCCACGCTGTCACTGAGTGCACTGCTGAAGCAGTATGGTATCCGCCTGACAGCTAATCAGGCATATCACCAGATGGCGAAGCTGGGGATCGTTGAACAACGTGAACGATACAGCCGCACTGCGATTAACAACATCAAAAAATTCTGGTCGCTGACGGCGAAAGGCTGCATGTTCGGCAAGAACATCACCAGTCCCGCAAATCCGCGCGAGACGCAGCCGCATTTCTTCGAATCCCGATTCCCTGAGCTGTTAAAGCTGCTCGATACCGTTCATTGAGGTGACCGTGAGAGCGCTACTGACCCCTGAAATTGCCCCGCGTATGGGGATCGTATTGTTCAGGCCAGGTTCAGAGCTGATGCCCCTGTTTATGCAGGGGCGTGTCCTGCTGGAGCCTGAGCCGGAACGTTATTCATCTTTCGCCAGTGGTGCCGTTCCGGCGGCATCACAACCGCTGGCGGATGATCCTGCCGTTCGGGCCGTGTTCCGTAATGAGGCAGTGATTCGTCGTGCTGGTGGGGTGGAATGTCTTGAAAGCTGGTTACTTCGTGAAAAAGGCTGCCAGTGGCCTCATTCCGACTGGCACAGCGAGAACATGACCACAATGCGACACGCGCCGGGCGCAATCCGTCTGTGCTGGCACTGCGATAATCAGTTACGTGATCAGTTCACGGAGCGGCTGGAATCAATGGCAACGGATAACTGTGCCCGTTGGGTGTTGTCTGTAGTCCGTCGGGATCTCGATTTTGATGATAACCATGCCGTGACAATGCCGGAACTGTGCTGGTGGCTGATTCGTAATGACCTGGCGGATGCCTTACCTGAAAGCGTAGCCCGTAAGGCGCTGAGATTACCGAAACCTGTTGTGCCGTCTGTCACCCGGGAAAGTGACCTTGTGCCTTCGGTTCCTGCCACCAGCATCATCCTGGATAAAGCGAAAAAGGTGCTGGCGCTGAAAGTGGATCCGGAGTCGCCGGAGTCTTTTATGTTACGCCCAAAAAGCCGCCGCTGGGTTAATGAAAAGTACACGCGCTGGGTTAAGACACAGCCGTGTGCATGTTGTGGAAAGCCTGCTGATGATCCCCACCATCTGATAGGCCACGGTCAGGGTGGAATGGGTACAAAAGCGCATGACCTCTTTGTGTTGCCTTTGTGCAGAAAGCATCACGACGAGCTGCATGCGGATACCGTGGCATTTGAAGAGAAGTATGGCTCTCAGCTGGAGCTGATATTTCGTTTTATCGATCGTGCGCTGGCAATTGGCGTACTGGCCTGATTTTGTGGAGAAAGGTGATGCGTGATATTCAGATGATACTTGAACGTTGGGGAGCATGGGCTGCGAGTGATAACTCTGGTGTTGATTATTCACCTATAGCTGCTGGGTTTAAGGGACTTCTTCCCTATACCAGCAAGAAACGCTTGGCTTGTTCGGATAGTGATGCATTAATTATTGAAGGTTGTCTTGCTCGTCTAAAGCAAAAAAGACCTTATGAGCATTCGCTTCTTGTGGCACATTATTTATACAGAATATCCAAGCGTAAGATTGCAAAGGCGCGTGGAAAGGATGAGAAATTGATACGTATAGAAATACAGTTAGCCGAAGGATTTATTGATGGCTGCCTTTCCATGCTAGATCTAACATTAGATTTGGACGTTTAATAAAATACGCCCCATGCAGGGGCGTATTATTTACTGAATGAATGACATTTGATTGATATATTTTATCAATAACTCTCTGGGTGTAGTACTCCAAAAATTTAGGTGGTCATAATCAGTATAAACTTTGGTGAATCTTTTTAGTTCTTCATCACTTTTAGGAGCAAATCGCTCATTAAGAGTAATACTGTCTTTAATTATTCCAAAGAATACAATTGATATTTTAGGGATTTTCGAACTCATCTCATAAGAATAAGGTATCTCTTTTATTTTAAGCAGGTCTGCTAAATAAGATATAGATTCAGCGGTAATTTCGTGTTTTAGTTTTTCCTTGTCACCAAAGCAATGTATGAAGACAGCTACGACAAAGATCATATTTATAAAACGATCACTACTGTTGTCTTCATTGTCGTTTAACAGTTGAAAAATGTTAAGATTGCGTGAAAATGTTTGTGTTTCACGTAATGATAAGTTGGTTCGTTGAATTAAATCACGGATAAAATAACCTGATAAGCTATTGATTTCATTTAATGATCTTGTTTTTTTCTACAAGGTAATTCCAATATATAACAGAGGCTTTACATACGTCGTGACCATTTATCAAACATGTATCTGGAAGCGTGATGGTATATTTTATAAACTTGTCAAGATACTTTTGTGAGTTAATACTATAACCATAAATATGATTTATCGATGCTCTTAATTGTTCTGTGTTTGTAACTAAAATAAAAAAGACATTATTGATGTCAAAAATGTGTTTTATTGTTTCAATGACATTTGTTGAAAAACTCGGCTTACATCGATCTAATTCATCAATTATAATTACTATCTTTTGATTTTCTGAAATACTTTCGATGCAAGATTTAAGTGAATTTATGTTTTTCTCTGATTCCATATGGTCTTCAAGCAAACTTTCAATAGTCCCATCTATTGCTGCATTGCTTGCTTTCTTCATCGCATCTTGGAATTCTTCGGCAACTTCACTAGCCTCCTGTCGTAAAAACCAACCTGCACCAGCTTTTAGTACAGTTTTTAAACCAAATCGAATTGCAGGAAGAGACCTCTTAATGAAGTGTTGTTTTTCTTCCTCAGGCAAAATGCTGGCAATTGCAGAGGTTATGAGAAGTAATGGAGATTCTGCATGATCCCCTTTAAAGGCATCAATATAAACAACTTTAGATTCGGGTTCTTGCTCAATAATGAGATTTTTCAGTTTGATACTAAATTCTGATTTCCCTGTTCCCCATGCGCCATCTATTACCAGTGGTGAAATGTCTGCCTCTGGTTTTAGCAACTTGATGATATTTTCAGCGATGTTTCTTCGTTGGAACTCGTCACGTTCAGTGAACGATAGTGTATCTAACATAATATAAACCTGTTAACTCCTACAGTAAAAAACGAATAATACGACTTTGGGATTAAAAATCATTAACGCGGTCCGCAAAAATTCTTGTAATCTGTTAAGAGTGGTTACTTCGCCACACAGCTTAAACCCGCCATTGAGCGGGTTTTGTCTTTTCTGGGCCTTGGTATTCGTTGGGCTTGGTCTATCTAGTACTTATCCATTGGCTCGACTTCTTTTACGTTTCCGCTTCTGATTTGCGGTTCGTGGTACTCCCTCAATTTACACCTCCTGTATCGGCGAGGTGAGAGATAACTACAAATGCCTCATAACCCAAATACCTGGCTGGAGTTGTTCCAGAGCTGGTGGCGTGGAGATACGCCTCTTGGCGCAGTGATTATGTCGATTGTTATGGCTGGATTGCGCATTGCCTATTTTGGCGGTGGTGGTGGGTGGAAGCGAAAAACGCTCGAGATTTTGCTCTGTGGTGCTCTGACGCTGACTTTTGCATCCGCTCTTGAGTATGTCGGATGGCCTAAATCTCTTTCTGTTGCCATTGGTGGCGGTGTTGGGCTGATTGGTGTCGATGCAATTCGTGGGGCTGCAATGAGAGTGATCGGTAACAAGTTTGGTGGCTCTAAGGAGTAATTTATGCAGATACTAAATTCCCAGCGTAAAGCTTTCCTGGATATGGTGGCATGGTCAGAAGGAACGGATATCCGGCAGATGCTCTTTAAGGCTCTGCTGGGCTGGAACCCGGAAGCGTGCGGTAACCCGATTACCTATGACGGCGGCACGCTGCTGGATCTGAATCGTCATGAGCTGATTTATCAGTTCGATTTTTCGATCATCAGCGAGCTGACCGAAGACGATACCCGCCAGCAGGATGATCTGAACAGTCTGGATGAACTGCAAACGCTGGCGATTGATGTTGATTATCTCGAGCCCGGTAACGGGCCTGACGGCGATATCGAACATCACACCGAAATAACCCTTCCTTCCTGAGGATCCTCATGTTTGTCAAACCTGTTAAAGGGCGGTCAGTTCCTGACCCTGCCCGCGGCGACCTTTTGCCCGCCGAAGGGCGAAATGTTGACGAGAACAACTACTGGCTGCGCCGTGAAGCAGCGGGTGATATCCGGCGCGTGAATAAAAAGGTGAATACCGATGACGATAAGCTTTAACACCATTCCGTCGAATACGCTGGTTCCGTTGTTTTATGCGGAAATGGATACCGGGCTGAAAGTTGCCATGATGGATGCGAACGGTGAGGTCGGAAAGCGCTTTCAGGACATCAATAAACTGGCTATTGGCCTGGGTAACCAGCTACCCGGTACAACGGCTGATTTCCAGAACATGATGCAGATGCTGGTGCGTCAGGGGATCCCGGCAGAAAACATTCTGGGTGGTGTGGGTAAAGCGACAGCCTATCTTGCGGTACAACTGAAAAAAACACCGGAAGCGGCTGCTGAGTTTGCTGCAAAGATGCAGGATGCTACCGGAACGGCGTCAGAAGACATGATGGGGCTGTTCGACACTATCCAGAAGGCGTTTTATCTGGGCGTTGACGATACCAACATGTTGTCCTTCTTCACTAAAACCAGTTCTGTTCTGAAGATGGTGAACAAGGATGGTCTTCAGGCTGCACAGAGCCTTGCCCCCATCAGCGTCATGATGGATCAGATGGGGATGAACGGGGAGTCGGCAGGTAATGCCCTGCGAAAAGTTATCCAGTCCGGATTAAGCGTTAAGAAAATCAGGGACGTTAATAAAGTTATGGCCCGCCAGAAACTCGGAGTGCAGCTCGATTTTACTGACGGCAAAGGGAGTTTTGGCGGTCTTGATAACATGTTCAGGCAACTGGCAAAGCTGCGAAAACTGACCGACGTTAAGCGAACAGGTGTACTTAAGGCAATATTTGGTGATGATGCCGAAACCCTTCAGGTGGTCAATGCTCTGATCGATAAAGGGAAGGATGGTTACGATCAGATCCAGCAGAAGATGAATAAACAGGCCAGCCTGAATAAACGTGTTCAGGCACAGCTTGGTACGCTGTCCAACCTGTAGGAGGCAATGACGGGGACCGCAACTAACGGTCTTGCAGCTATTGGCGGCGCATTTTCTGGTGACGCTAAAAATATCACGCAATGGCTGGGGGAGTTGGGGGAGAAATTCACGAAGTTTGCGGATGAAAATCCCCGGGTTATTCGCGGCGTCGTCGGGCTTGCTGCCGGTCTTGCGATTCTGAAACTGGGATTGATGGGCGTTGGCGGTGCCATCAGTATTGTCAGCAGGATCATGTCGATGACGCCGATTGGCATGATTGCGACGGCGATAGCCCTGGCTGCGGGATTAATTATCACTAACTGGGATGTTGTCGGACCTTATTTTAAGAAACTCTGGGAAACCATTGGTCCTTATTTTGAGGCCGGCTGGGAACTCCTTAAGAAAGTTTTTGCCTGGTCGCCGCTGGGGATGGTGATCAATAACTGGGGGCCGGTTGTTAAGTGGTTTCAGGATATGTGGGACAAGCTGAAGCCAATTATTGAGTGGTTTACCGACAGTTCCGGTGACACGGTCGATGCCATTAACTCTGCGCAGTGGGGCGCGGGTGCTTATGATGCTTATGGGACGGGAATACCGGCGCGGGGATACACACCTTATCCGGCGGTAGATCCGGCTCAGTCAAACAACGCCTCCGATGTCACAGGCCCGACCCCCTTCATGATTAACAAAGCTTCTGCGCCAAAAGTTGATGGTGAGATCAAGGTCTCTTTTGTGAATTCGCCTCCGGGTATGCGGGTTATGGAAACGCGATCCAGCGGTTTTGATGTCAGCCATGATGTTGGCTATACGCGCTTTGGCAGGTAATGAAAAATTAATCTGTTAATGAGTCCCACTCCGGTGGGATTTTTTATGTACGGAGTTTATATGACGTGGAAAGACAGACTTCAGGACGCGTCATTTCGCGGTGTGCCGTTTAAGGTTGAAGAAGAAAGTGCGGGAACCGGTCGTCGTGTGGAAACGCACGAATACCCGAACCGCGACAAACCCTATACCGAAGATCTGGGAAAAGTCACTTTCCGCCCGTCCATCACGGCTTATGTGGTGGGAGATGACTGCTTTGACCAGCGCGATCGCCTGATTGATGCGCTGAATAAACCCGGTCCCGGCACGCTTGTCCATCCGACATACGGTGAGCTGAAAGTCTGTGTTGACGGGGAGGTTCGGGTCAGCACATCGAAGAGTGAAGGGCGTATTGTCCGCTTTGACCTGAAGTTTGTCGAAGCGGGAGAACTCTCTTACCCCACATCAGGTGCGGCGACGGCGCAGACGCTGATGTCATCCTGTTCTGCACTGGATGACTGCATCAGTGACAGTTTCAGTGGTTTCAGTATCGATGGCGTGGCAGATTTTGTGCAGAACGACGTTATCGGTAATGCCAGCATAATGCTGGGGTATGTTTCTGATGCGATGAAAGTGGTGGATTCTGCTGTATCGGATGCCGCCAGGCTGTTGCAGGGGGATATCTCGGTACTTCTGCCGCCGCCATCGTCAGGCAAAAATTTCGTTGAGCAGGTGCAGAAAATGTGGCGTACCGGGAAGCGCCTTTATGGTAACGCCAGCGACCTGGTCACCATGATCAAAACGCTTTCCGGTGTCAGCCTCGGCAGCGATCTGCAACCGCGCGGTGTCTGGAAAACGGACAGTAAAACCACCGCCACAGCGACGCAGCAGCGTAACGTGGTTGCCAGCACCCTTCGTACGACTGCAATCAGCGAAGCGGCGTATGCCGTTACCCGATTGCCTGCGCCAACAACTTCCGCGGTGATGCAGAATGCCGCAGTGGGGCAGTCAACAACACCCGCGCAGAGCACCGGCTGGCCTTCCGTCACGCATCCGGCACTGAACAATGCACCGGCGGTGAAAAACACGGTTGACCTGCCAACGTGGGAAGAGCTGACCGACATTCGCGACACACTGAATACGGCAATTGATAAGGAGTTGTCCCGTACAACCAGTGATGTGCTGTTTCTGGCGCTGCGCCGGGTGAAAGCAGATCTGAATGCGGATATCAACACGCGCCTTGAACAGTCTGCGCGGATCATTCAGCGTACGCCGGATGAGGTTTTACCCGCGCTGGTGCTGGCGGCGACCTGGTTTGATAACGCGGCGCATGACGCGGACATTATCCGGCGCAATGCCATTACACATCCCGGCTTTGTGCCGGTGATCCCTCTGAAGGTGCCAGTGCAATGAACGATAACGTCACGCTACGGGTAAATGGCCGGGAGTGGAATGGCTGGACATCGGTGCGCATCGGTGCCGGTATTGAACGGCTGGCACGGGATTTCAGTGTGGAGATCACCCGCCAGTGGCCGGGAGATGAGTGTATCACCACGCTTCAGCCGCGTATTAAAAACGGTTCAAAAGTGGAAGTTCTGATTGGTGATGAGCTGGTGATCACCGGCTGGGTGGAGGCGACGCCCGTTCGTTACGATGCCCGTTCGGTCAGCACCGGTATTGCCGGACGCAGTCTGACCGCTGACCTGATTGACTGTGCAGCCGAATCGACACAGTTTAACGGACGATCGCTGGTACAGATTGCGCAGGCGCTTGCTGCGCCTTTCGGCATTGAGGTGGTGAACAACGGTGCGCCGTCGGGTGTTATTCCGGATGTCCAGCCTGATCACGGTGAAACGGTGATTGAGGTAATCAACAAAATACTCGGTCAGCAGCAGGCACTGGCTTACGACGACCCGCATGTGTCAACGACGGATGAAAAGTGA